CATCACTTCAATGAGATCCTTCTTATAATCAGTCACTGCCATTTCGATCAGTGCATGAGGATAAGGTTTGGCGGGTTTACTAACCACACTTAGGCACTTCTGCCAGCCAAACCAATCAGGATTGAATTTTGGTGCACCCCATTTATTGGGCACATCACACACTTTTTCGATATTCTCACTAATAAGACTGACTTTAACATCAGATTTATAGGAAGACATACCGACACACGAACCGTAGTATTCAACTTGGGAATCGTGTGGCATGTAATTAAGTGAACTCTTAGCATGTAATGGTTGATTGGTCATGATTTTAACTCCAAGGATTTCCTCCTTGAAATTTCCACCAGAACCAGTCAACAAAACTCCCTCAATCAATTTGAGAGATTCAATACCTGCTTTAAGTTGTGCTTGAGTAAAAGAACCATAACAACCTTTCTTAGTACCGGCAATACCACCCAAGTGCAAACCACCAATAACGCTGCCTTTCGTTTCCGTGATGAGTACTGCACCGCACAATCCCTTGAAAGTATCAAGAGATAATTTGGTGTAGTTTCCTCCACGGAAAACAGCAACTGTATTAGTAGTTTCACATGCGGTAGTCATACCGGTACCCTGTACAAACTTACCTTCTTTTGACCTCCACAACATTGTGAAAGGAAAATCAGGCATATGATCTACAGGGAAATGTTTTGTTATATCTGCAAAAGATCCACCATTTGGACTATAGCATAGACGCATATCTGTACCTGGAATCTGCACCGACGAATCGATGGAAATCCTAGTACGAAATTTTTGTCCGCTTTTGTCCGGGGAATCTTTATTAAAAGTTACCTCAAAATCATCCTTAACGGAAAAGTAATGATTGGGAATCATGACGACATTTGGCTTGAGAAACAAACCATTAACCATCAAATTCCCATCATCAGTTTTGAGGGAACCATATAACAAGTTCTTCTTCACTCTAGACTGCAACTGTTCATCGGTGACACACTTTGAAGCAGGTGTAATAGGCAATTCAGACAAATGAACGCCAGTCCATGGAGATACCTCCTTATCACGCTCATCTATTTCTAGATTGCTTGAAGGAGTTAAATTTCCTTGACTGTCGTTTATCTTTCTGTACTGTCTATACACACTAATCAATGTGTACAATGCTCCGAGAGCAGCGCAGGCATAAAATAAATTCTTTGCATTTTCATCTCTCTTTTTCTGTACTATGAGAGGTAGGTTAGATGAACGTTCTGTTAGTTCGCTGAAAAGCGCATCCTCGATCGACTCGACCAAGTATGCCTGACGGCAAATACAGAGATTCATCACAAATACACCTAACCACCATGGTAGAAAGACTAATGCAATAAGTGACAACATGAAATGTCCACGCGTTTGAGCGTTGAAGGACTGTTCAAGTTTGTCTTTGTTCCACCACACAAAGAACATTCTACCATATTCATTTTCTATAGCTGGTAATGGCACTAAGCGCATCCAGTCCCATCTATCGAAAAATTTGGTAGAAAACGTATACAGCAATGCTGTAGCAGCAACCTCTGCTGATAGCAGAGAACTACTAATATCACCGCCTATTTGTCGATAGGCTTTTTGCTTAATACGTTCAGCAGCCAACGCAAGTTTGAAACCAAAATGCGGCGACATGTCAGTATGATCGGGACAATATCCCTTCAAATGCGGACAATTTTCGTGTTCGCATTTTACCATCTGACCTGCTCGCGCAAGTTGTGTTGCAATCATGTGTGACTGATTGGTTCTATGACGTTTGAACAACTCAATAAGATATTGCATAACCGTTGTGGACGAAACTTTCTCAAGCTTCTTCCCACGGTATTCGCAACATTGATAATGGGCTGTTTCCGTCAATTTTTGTGGTTTAACGGCTCGTTCAACAGTTAATTCCCAGATATCGTCAACAACGGGTGGGGTATAAATCCCATCCACTGTGTAGAAATCGGAAACTTTCTGTGAGTCAATACCACAGGAAACACCATCCTTGTCGAGGCGCTGGAATTGCTTCTTGGCCGCAACAGTAATGACAACGTCCATTCGACGTTGAATGGAATAGGGACAATTTGAATATGTTCCTGCA